TTCTGAATACCTTTTAGCTATTTGCCAACATCCGTTTATAATTAGTCCGGAAGGGCATGGGATGGATACGCATAGAACATGGGAAGCTCTTTATATGGGGTGTATTCCTATTGAAAAGAGAAATCTCAATAATCGTTTTTATACTGATTTACCAATTTGTTTCGTGACAGACTGGGAAGAAATAACGGAAGAGTTCTTGGTACGTGAACTTGTTCGGATAAGAACAACGGAATGGAATATGAATAAACTTACTTTTAGTTATTGGAAACAAGTTATAGAAGGAGCCACACTATGATTAATGATCGTTACATGGAATTGGTAAAACCAGAACACAAGCATTCTTATTTGGCGTACTTGCGTGATGCGAAACGCATGGATGCCTTTAGTACCCATCAACCTATATTGATTCATGTTCTCAATACTATTACAGATGGAGATGTTTTGGAATTTGGGATGGGGTGGAATAGTACCCCTTTAATGCACTTGCTTTGCGGAATACAAGGAAGGAATTTGTTTAGTGTGGATACTGATCCAGAATGGTATGATAAGTTTATTAAATATGCTTCTCCTTGGCATTATCTTAATTTATCTGCACAGGGTCCTATTTATGACGGAACCCACTTTATGTTTGAAAAGAAGTTTCGAATAGCTTTCATAGATGCTGCCCCGGCAGAGATTCGTCAGCCTGTTATTGAACGAATGAAGGATATGGTGGACTATATAATTGTTCATGATTCTGAATGTACTTTTCAAGGTCGTGTGAATGTTTATAGATATGACTTTTCAATGTTTAAACACGTGTTGCATTTTAAACCAATGAACCCGGCAACATCCGTACTTTCCAATTTGGATGAAATTGACCCTGAAGTAGCAAAAATATTTGAGTAATGAACGAGAGAAGAACCATAGTATTAGTTTTGCGTAGTGGTGGAGATTTTGCTATGCGGGATGTTGAGTTAATAGCTCAACATATAAATGGCAAATGGAAGTCTTTTATTCCACCAAGGATTATATGTTTGTGGGATAAAGCCTCTCGTCATTACGATTTGGGGAATTTTGAATTGATGCCTTTACAAAACAAATTCCTTGGGACATGGTCTAGGATAGCTTTATATGGCCCGGAAATGAAACCATTCCGTCCATTTTTATACGTAGACCTAGATACAGCGGTAATCCAATCCATTGAAAAAATATTTGATTTGGTAGTAGACCCGGATCAGTTTATCACGCTTGAAGATTTCTGGCAGAGAGGAGAATTGGCAACAGGTTTAGTATGGGTTCCAAAGGAATCTGAAAAGGTAGATGCTATATGGAAGAATTTTAAGGGTCCTGTCGGAAATAGGATGGATAAGTATATTCGACAGGTGATTGGTAAACCGGATGCTTACTGGCAAAGTAAAACCTCTAGCATTTACGATTTTAAACCTCGTCCGGGGGGAATCCTTAAAGAAGTTCCGAAAGATGCCGTATTAGTGTGTTTTCATGGCAAACCCCGCATTTTCGAAGCAGGTAATAATTCTATGTCTATTTCGTGGGTAGCAGATTACATAAATCAGCCTCCTTTTGAGAAACCAGAAACAGTTAGACCTGTGACAGTAATCATTCCATATAATAGAGATAGGGGGTGGTTAGAGTACGCAGTGGAGAGTGTCCCTGAAGATGTTCAGTTAATATTAAGTCAGGGATCAGGTAACTGGCCAGAGAACTTTAATAAGGTTTTGAATATGGCTACTGGCAAGTATATCCGGTGGTTACACGAAGATGATATGCTTACTGAAAATTGTATAGATGATTCTATACGAGCTATTGAAGATCAGGGAGTAGATTTTATTCATGGAAATGCTCTAGAAATTCTTATGAACGCTGGGGCAAAGATACATCGTTACGTTCCCCCGATACAGATTCCAACTAAACAGGATTTGCTGCGCAAGAATGTTATTCACAGTGCCACCCTGATGTACCGGAGGGAAGTGTTCGAAAAAGTGGGGAAAATGAATGAAAACCTGTGGACGGCAGAAGAATTTGAGTTTAATCTACGCTGTCTATCCGCAGGATTGCAGATAGGGTATTGTAATGCTCCTTTAGCTTATTATCGCAGACACCCTGAACAGAAGGTAAGAGTGGTAGCCAAAGGAGATAAAGATAAAGAAAGAGAACTTGTAAGAAACATGTACAGATGAAAGAATATTCCCCAATATTAGTAACAGGAGCTGCTCGCAGTGGATCAGGAATGATCGCTGGTACATTCGTCAAATGCGGGGCTTTTGGAGGCGTAATGACCAACAAGCGTGGCCTTTATGAGAATGATTGTATTCGAGACACTTTGGTGAAGCCGTATTTGGAGAAGGACGGTTCTGATCCTAATGGACAGAGAATCCTTCCCGATACTGGGACTTTATCAATCCCACGGAACTGGCGAGAGGAGGTTGAGAGAGTAATGGTTTCAGAAGGGTACATAAAGGGTCCGTGGATATACAAGGATGCTCGATTGGCTTTAATGTGGCCTGTGTGGCATTACGCCTTTCCAAATGCTAAATGGATAATAGTTCGTCGTAGGACCGGGGACATAATTCAATCCTGCATGAAGACAAACTACATGGACGCTTACTCGACTGAAGAGGGATGGCTTGGCTGGGTACATGAGTATGAAGCCAAATTTATTGAAATGATCAATGAGGGATTGAATGTTAGAGTCCTTTGGCCCGAAAGAATGGTTCACGGGGATTACCAACAGTTGTATGAAACTTTGGATTGGTTAGGATTGAAATGGTCTTCAGATATTTTAAATTTCATAGACCCGTTACTTTGGACGAGTCGTAAAAAAGAAGGGAGGGAATAATGGCAAGGGTAACATATGATGATGTAATGGCGATTATGGATAGTGACTGCGATGTTAGTTCATCCAAAGTTACTGTAATGATAAATGCGGCGAACGCTGTCATTACTAAAGTATTTGAAGATGATACGGTGGTTACTGAAGCGGTGCTGACTGAACTGGAAAGGTGGCTTACGGCACATATGATTGCCTCTACTTTAAACAGGAGCACTAGTAAAGAGCGGTTGGGAGATGCTGAAGTTACCTACACTGGAAAATGGGGGGAGATGTTGAAATCTACTCCATATGGACAGATGGTACTTACGTTAGATTTTACGGGCAGATTAGCAAAGTCCGGTAAGACGGCAGCAACAATATACGCAATTCCAAGCTTTGAGGACTAATGGGTATAGATAAGTTCATAAGTAATAATTTGCCTGAAGTGGCGGTTTACTGGGGTAATCCAGTAAATAATGGTTATGGTAGCTATAACTATGCTACGCCCGTTGAAATAAAATGTCGCTGGGAAGAAATGGTTCAGTACATATACGAGGATGAGGGAGAGAAAATCTTGTCTAGGGCGGTGGTGTATGTTGAAGTAGATTTACAGGAAAAGGGGTTACTATACAGAGGTTCTTTACAGAGTTTAATGGATTCGGGCATAGATAGTGCTGGAGACATAGACTATACTGTGATAGATGGGGTATTTGAAGTCAAACGTTGGGGTAAAACTCCTGCTTTGAATTCGACAACTTCTTTTTTGAGGAAAGCGTACTTAACACCATTCTTAACTTAAGTAATATGCCTAGAGCACCCAAATATAACGTATCCGCAAAAATTGTAGACGTTAAAGTTGAAGGACTTGATAAGGTTATGGCTCGCTTGAAGAAAGAACTTGAAGCGGTAAATACCCGTATTTCTACAAGAGGATTGGTTTTGGTTGCTGAAAAGATACGCAGAGAAACAGAAACGATCTACCCGCTGACTCCTGTAGACATCGGTAACTTGAGAGCTAGTTGGTTTGTGGTAGCCACTATGGTTGGTGAAGTGGAGGATAAATTAGGATATGCTGGAACTTTCAAAAACCGACCTTTTAAAAAGATGCAGTATAAGGCTAGTGAATTACGAGCTAGGCATTCAGCGATTGTGGCGGCTAGTAGAGGGGAAGTATTAAAGACCCGTAATCCTATGATGATTATGGGGTACAGTGCTCCATACGCCTTATACGTTCATGAAATTCTACATAGATTCCCTAATGCGGAGTTTAAAAGAGAGGGAGCTGACTGGAAATGGTTTCAGAAAGCAATAAATCGAAATATAAGAGTTATATTTAACATCATAAAAGATAATGCTCAAATACCATGAATGCTCCAACTGTGGATATAAAGGATTTACTGGTAGCCGAGAGCGATTTGGACTTGACGCTAGGTCGTAATTTATTTATAGGAAAGGATCCAACTACTCCTAGAAAAAGCGTTTCTATGTTTGATAGTTACGGGTATCCTGGTAAATTAGCGTTGAATGATCAAGGGTATGAATATCCTTCCATACAAATCCGGGTGCGGGATACTTCGTACACGGCTGCGTATGATAAAGGCGAGAGTATAAAGAATCTGTTACATGGTCTCAATCATACGACTATTAACGGAACTTTATATACTGTTATTTACTGTTCAAGCGGACCCACTCTCCTTGAATGGGATGATAATGGTAATGTGTTGTTCGTTCTTAATTTTAACCTGCAACGCAGAGTTGCATAAAAAGGAGGTAAAAAATGGCAAGTAAAGCTA